GAACACCTTCGTTCGCGTCTTCAGCACCACGTCGACGACTATTCAGGTCGACAGCCGCCCGGCCGGCTGGATTGCCACCACGGCGCAGCCGAACTTCTATGTGTTCGCAGGCTCCTACCTCCGCAACGGCACGCAAGAGAATAGCTTCTCCCTGGAGCAAGCGGTTCTCGATATCTCGGCTCCCTACTACTCGATCAGCAGCGGATGCCTGATCGACCAAGCGTCGTTCTCGTTCGATACCGGCGCGGCTGTGACCGGCTCCTATACCGTTATGGGTATCGGGCACTCGGCGGGAATAGGCACCACGCTCGGCAACCCGGCTCCGGCGCTGACCACCCGCGCCATGTCGTCGCGCACGAACGTCGCGCGCATGACGTTCAACGGTGGCAGCTTGTCGGGCCTTGCGTCCGCGAAGAGCATGAGCTTCGCCATCGCGAACAACCTCCGTGCCAAGCCGGGCATCGGATCGTCGGGCCTGATCGGCATCGGGCAGGGCAACTTCTCGATCACCGGGCAGATGACCAGCTACTTCAGCGATGGTGCGAGTTACGATCTATACCTGAGTGGTGGCACGGCTTCGATCGCGACGGCATACGGTATCGACAACCAGTATGTTCTCCAGACGATCCCGCGTCTCCAGATGACCAGCAACCAGCACACGGCGGGCGGGTCTAATCAGGACATTTCGGCAGTCATCGCCTTCCAGGGCTTGATTGATCCGATGACGGGCTGTGCAGCACAGGTCGATTATTTCGACTTCGCGTTCTAGCTCGATACGGTTTCCCGGCGCCGGTCCCACACGGCGAACGGGATGAAGAACGTCGGCCGACGTAGACGGCGGCATCGGTGGGACGGTGCCGCCGTCGTTTCTGATCCCACGCAGGAGCTTCCCATGCCTTCCTTGAAGAAGACTTACAACGCCGACCACGACGCCGAGGTCAAAGGCCAGTGGATGCCGCTCGCGGGCGGTGAAGTCCTGATCGCGCGCCACGGCAACGCCGCCTTCAATAAGGCCATCGCCGCCGCCAGCGCACCGCACCGCGCCATCATCGCGGCCGGCAAGGCAACACCCGAGCAGATCCGCGATATCAATGCCAAGGGCATCAGCGAGGCGATCTTGCTCGGCTGGCGCGGGTTTGACGAAGAATACAGCCTCACCGCAGCCTATGCCTTGCTGATCGACCAGCCCGACTTCGCTGATGATATCATGGTCATGTCGCAGCAGCGCGAGCGGTTCCAGAAGATGGATGTGCAGGAAGCCGGCCCTTCCTCATAAGCTATCTCGAATGGCAAATGACCAGGGGCAAAGGTGCGGCGAAAGATGCCGACTGGATCAGGCGAGCGGCGGAAGAAGAGGGCGTGCCGCTCGACACCATCGAGATAGTAGAAAAGCCGCACCTTGATGACTGGCTATACGGCATCTACTCGATCTTCTGTGCAGTCTCCCGCTCGCGCACTTTCGGCATGGGCGGGGCAATGCCAGCGGATCTTCCTTCGATCGTCGCGGCGTTCAAGATATTCTCGGTCCTAGATGACGACATGCCGGATTGGCTCTTCCTGATCCAAGAGCTTGATGCAAAATGGCTGGCGCTTTCCATGCCAAAGACCGAAACTGAGAAGGCCGAGGCGTAACGCTTCGGCCGTTTTTGTATGGTGAAACAATTATGAGCGACAGCGACGAAACCATTCTCCGCGCAACGCTTGACACGAGCGGTTTCACGGCTGGCGAACTCAAGATCCTTGTTTCGATCAATAACATCAATCAAGCTATCGACAACTCCGGCCAGAAGTTCACCGCGCACGAAGCGAAAATGTCTTCGCTCCAGAGTGCGGCGGAAGCTCTTACCGGTGTTCTCGCCGCACTGACCGCTGGCTTCACAGTCGACAAGCTGATCGAAGTCAACACCGAATATGACAAGCTCAACACCGAGCTAATCACCGTCACAGGTTCCGCACGCGGCGCACAAGTCGCAATGCAGAGCTTGATCACCTTCGCGAACAGTTCTCCCTACACGCTGTCGCAAGTCACCGATGCGTTCATCTCGCTCCGCAACGCCGGATTGACCGCGACGACTGGCATGCTCGGCGACTTGTCGAACGTTGCATCGTCTCTCGGAAAGCCGATCGGCGAGATAACGCAGGCGCTTGCCGCCGCATCAGTCGGCAACACCGAAAGCCTTCGTCAGTTCGGTATCGAAGCCATGTCGGCGGGCGATAAGTATATCGTCTCGTTCCAGGGCGTGACCCAAATGATCGACCGCACAGGTCCATCATTGGAAGCCTACGTGGCGAAGCTCGGTCGCACCGTGTTCGACGGCGACACCGCACGCCAAGCCGCGACCATCTCCGGCCTCATGTCGACGATGGATGACAGCATCCAGAACGTGCTTCGCGCGGTCGGCGACGGCGGGTTCAACGATGCGTTTCGTGGGCTGATCAGCGACGCGACCGCTGCGAACAATACGCTGACGACAACAGCAACCACTGTCGGCTCCGTGCTCGGCGGCGCTATTCAGGAAGGCCGCGACCTATGGAAGACTTACGGAGCGGAACTTAGCGCCGTTGGTATCGGGCTCGGCAGCATCGTCGCAGTCGGATCGTCCGTTGCTGGACTGACCACCGCGTTCGGCATCATCGCAACCGTGTTCGGCGGCTGGCCTATCGCGATCGGCGCGGCGGTGGCCGCACTCGTCTACTTCAAGGATACCACTGTAGAGATCGGCGACCAGAAGCATACGGTTCTGGAAGTGATCGAAGGCGGTTGGACGGCGATCAGCACTTCAATATGGAACGCCGCGACGAACCTGGAAAGTTATGCGGAGAAACAGCATAATCTCAAGCCAGCCGACCGCTCGATTGTCGGCGACTTCCTTGACACGACAGAGACGCAGCTTCCGAAGGGCGTTGGCGGAATTGGTAGCGCGCTCAAAGATGCTTGGAGCGGCTTCAGCAGCGAAGACTTGCCGCCCGGCATGGAGCTTGATGGGAACAAGGTAGTTCCGATCGGCGAAAAGGCGGTCAATACGAGTTACACGATCCCCGCGATGGGGCCGATTACGCAGAACGCTACACCGAACGCCGCCGGCTTTATCAACGGCGGAATTGCCGCGAACAACTTCAGCGGATACCAGCCGACCGGAATTGCGCCGTCGTCGTCGACCGCAATGCAAACGAGCATGCTCGCTTCGCTTCCGTCGACTGATCTAGCGTTGCGGCCGGGATTGCTAAGTGCTGGCGCGCATGATCATTCCGATCTTGTCGACATGGCGGCGACAGTAGCAAAACAGCAAGGCATCCCGGTTCAATACTTTCTCAATCTCATTGACCGGGAAAGCCAGTTCGACCCTACCGCAGTCAACAAAGTTTCCGGAGCAACCGGGCTCGGACAGATCCTTCCGTCGACCGCAGCAAAACCCGGTTACGGTATCGACCCGGTAGACCCGTCGACACTGACCGACCCGCTCACGAACCTAAACCTTGCCGCGTCCTACCTGAAGGCTCGCGCGCCGGTCGGCGCCGATGGCAAGCCCGATTGGGTAGGTGCTGCCGACGTTTACGGGACAACCTCGCTACAAGGAAACCTTGGAAACACGGCGGCAGCAGGCGCGGCTTCGGCGAAGATCCTCGCTGGCCTGAAAATGTCTCCCGGCTACGAGACGTCGGCCGATACGCGCGTCGGCGCATCAGCGCAGGCTGTGCAGGCGGTTGCGGCCGGCAGCGTGTCGTCGGGCCTTGCGCTGATCCAAGGGCCGGGCAGCGGCGCCGAGAAGGCATCGGCAACGTCGCTTATGGCTGCCGGCTACCAGACGGCGGTGAATGTCGCCGACCCGTTCGGCCCGGCTCGCGCCATGACGGAAAAGGAAGTTGAAGCGAAGGATGCGGCCGGCGGCTACAACGGCAGCTATCTCGCGACATATCAGAACCTCGCACGCGCCGCGCCGACCGCATATAATGCCGGCATTACGCAACAGCAGAAAGTCGCTGGCGCCGCGATCAATTCCACGAACGATCAGGCAAGCGCGGTCAGCCAGGGCAAGGATGCAGAGATCGCAGCCGAAGCGCAGGCGAAATATACGCAGTCTCTAAACGCAGGCGAAACAGCGGCGCAGGCTGACATTGACCGGACGCAGGCGCGTGCGAAAGCCTACGCCGACCTCAACCTTCAGGTGCAGACTGCGATTGCACAAAGCGCGTTGGCGACGAAACAAACTGGAGCCGTCACGGCGTCGATCGCCAAGCAAGGCACGTTCTACGATACGAACTCGAACACTTATATTGCCGACACGCGATCGACGGATGCGCTGAAGATCCAGCAGCAGCTTGATCCGTATAACCGTGATCCGACTGGCGCGGCGAAAACCGCGACCGCACAAGCGAACGCGCAATGGGCGCAAACCCAAGCGAACGAAGTCGCGGCTCGGCACGTCCAGCAAGTAAACAATTCCGATCCGATCGCGGGAGCGAAGGGCGCGCTTCAAACTTTCTATGACGACGCCGCGAACGTTAATAAGGGCGTGTCGACGCTCGTATCTGATGCGTTCTCGAACATGACCACATCGCTGACAACGTTCGTGACGACTGGAAAGCTGTCGTTCTCGTCGTTCACCCAAGGCGTTGTAACCGACTTCGCGACCATCGCGGTCAAGGCGGCGGAAAGCAAGATATTCAGTTCGGTGCTCAGTTTCGCCGGGCTCGGTGGCGCAGCGGCGGCGGCTCCGGAGTTCGGCGGGTTCTACGCGACGGGCGGCACATTCGACAGCGGCCTTGCACCGTATAGCAACAGCATCGTCAGCAGCCCGACGCAGTTCGCAGGCACAGGCACCGGGAAGAAGTATGCAGCCGGTGGCGCGTCCGGCGGGGCTGACACGTTCGGCGAGGCAGGGCCGGAAGCTGTGATCCCGCTGAAGCGCGCGGCTGATGGCAGCCTTGGCGTCCGCGTGTCGGGCGGCGGTGGCGGCGGTGGCATCTCGACGGGCGACATCATCATCAACAATCCACAGGTATCGGGCGGCGGGCAAATGGACCCGAAGATGGCGGCGGCGTTGCAGAAACAGGTGCATGATGCGGTGATCGTCGGCGTGCGTGGCGAGATCGCCAATCAACAGCGGCAGGGCGGCTCGCTCTCCGGAACGGGAAGATAATTATGGATACGTGGGTTCCTCCGGCCGTTCCTGGCTACAATGGCAACAGCAAGAAAACCACGCCGCGCATGATCACGTCGTCGTTCGGCGATGGCTACAAGCAGAACATTCCGGACGGTCTTAATGCGATTGACCGATCGCTGTCCTACACATGGGCGGATCTGACACCGACGCAGCTTTCAACGATGACAGCGTTCCTTGAAGCGCACATCGGCGTAACCTTCTATTGGACGCCACCGCTGCAACCGATCATCAAGCTGCAAGCGATGGACTGGACAGAAAGCGCGACCGGCGTTGCGACAACTTCGCTGATCGTCAACTTTGAACGAAGGTATGACTTCTAATGACCGTTCCGAACCGGCTCTTCTCGCTCGCACCCGGCGCACTGGTCGAACTGTTCCAGCTTGATACGTCTCCGTGCCATACGTTGAACGGCGTGCAAGTCGCGGCTGGAACGGTGTATTGCTGGACACCCGGCACGATCAATGAAGGGCCGGTAAGTTTCGGCGGTCAAGTCTATGTCTCCATCCCGATCGAAGGCGTTGACTGGCAGTGGAACGGTATCGGGACCATTCCGCAACCCAAGCTCCGCGTAAACAACTTCAGCGGCGTTGCGACCGGGCTTGTCATTTCGCTCGATGATCTGGTCGGCGCAAAGGTGACGCGCATCCGGACATTCGCACAGCACCTTGACGGTCAATCTGCCGCTGATCCGTCGTCCATGTTCGAGCCTGATGTATTCTTCATCAATCGCAAGTCGTCGCACGATAACGAGATGATAGAGTTCGAGCTTGCAACGTCATACGATCAGATCGGTTTGCAGATACCGGCGCGGCAGATCATCCGTGATATTTGCGGGTTCACGTATCGCCAGTATGTCAACGGCGCGTTCGTCATGGGTTCATGTCCATACGCAGGCGCACAGTATTTCGCCGAAGATGACAGCGCAGCAAATAGCCCGGCGCTCGATGTATGCTCGCACCACATGAACGGTTGCCTAGTTCGCTTCGGTCAGAACGCCGATCTTCCGATGGAAGCGTTTCCAGGCGCCGGCATCTCGACCGGAGTTTAGTATGTTTCATCCAGGCGAATATCAGGCAGCACAGGAAGAGGCGAAACGGCACGCATTGCGCGCGTGGCCCGACGAAGCGTGCGGCATGATCTTGCACGATGGTCGATACATCGCGCTGTCCAATGTTTCACCGGAGCCGGAACTACATTTCGACTGCAATGTAGAGCGCGCTCCGTTCATGGCTCAAGGCATGGTCGCTGCGATGTTTCACTCGCACCCATACCCGCAAGTAGAGCGCCGCACGGCTGACATTCCGTCCAACTTCGGACCGTCCGAGCATGACATGCGCCAGCAGATCGCCGATGGCGTGGCCTGGGGATTGGTCGCCACCGATGGCCGTATCGTTTCGGAGGTCATGTTCTGGGGCGACATGCTCCCTGATGTTCCGCTGGAAGGCCGGTTGTTTCGGCATGGGCCGACCGGTTCGGACGGTCGCGGCGACTGCTACGCGCTGATCCGAGACTACTACAGGCAAGTCTTGCACGTCGACCTTGTGGAAGGGCCGCGCTCGCATGATTGGTGGCACAACGGCGGTGACTTGTATCTTGACAACTTCCCCCGCGCCGGTTTCCGGACCATTCCGCAGGAAGAAGCGCGTGTTGGCGACGTGTTTCTAGCGCAGGTGCAATCCGCCGTGCCGAACCACGGAGGCGTATTGGTTGGACCGGGCGTCGTGCTACACCATGTTGGTCAACACCTGTCCCGGCGAGGAAGTCTTCTCACTTGGCGGCGGTCTATTGTGAGATGGTTGCGGCATGAAAGCTCTATCGACCCAAGCTGACCCGCGCTTCACGAAGGTCATCTTCCACGGCCGGCTGAAAAAGTATGCGCCTGTAACCGCACAGGCTTCCACGCCGGCCAAGCTGATCCGCGCCGCCATGTTCCTCCGGCCCGGCCTTCGATCCGAGTTTGACCAGGGCTCGTATAGCTGTTTCCGTGGCATGGTTTGCGACGACAACGCGCTAGATCCTATCGGCCTTCACCTGATGATGCCGCAAGGCGGCGTGCTCCATGTCATCCCGGCTGGCGAGGGCTCGGGCGGCGGGCGTGGCGCGTCGATCGGCAAGGTGATCGTCGGCGCAGTCATCGCGGTTGCGGCGGTTGTGGCAGCCATTCCATCGGGCGGAACGTCGCTTGCCGCAGGCTTCGCGGCAGAAGCCTCGATCGGCGGCGTCGGCCTCATTGTTTCATACGGCGCCATCGCTCTGTTCGGTGCGACGCTGTTCCTGTCGGGCGTTAGCACGCTCATATCCAAGGCCACCGCCACCGGCACGAACTCGGCAGCCAGCACTGCCAGCACCACGCTGTCGGGCATCCAGAACACGACACAGCAGGGCGGTTGCGTCCCGCTGATCTATGGCAAGCGCGTCCGCGTCGGCTCCACGGTTGTTTCGGTCGGCTACTCGGCAGAAGACTTCAACGCTTCGATCACCGCTGATGATGGCGTCACCACCGCGAACCCGGCGTCCGGCACAGGCTCCGGCGGCGGAAGCAAGGGCTCCAGCAGCAGCGGCGCCACCATGGCGGCTGACACGCTTCGGTCAAAGGCTGTCGTTCGCATCCTCGACGTGATCGGCGAAGGGCCGGGCGTCAATCTGTGCAACGGCGCGCAGTCCATCTTCTTCAACGGCACGCCGCTTATGGCGAGCGACGGCACCTTGAACTTCCAGGGCGTGTCGTGGGTTTGGCGTTCGGGCGAGCCGGATCAGACCTCCGTTCCAGGCTATCCCGCGTCCGAAAGCACGATCGCGGTCTCGACACAGGTCAAGGCGAACACGCCGGTAACGCAGTCGATCACGAGCAGCACCGCCACGGCAGCGCGCGTCACGATCCGCATCCCGGCGCTCTACACGACCGATCAGAAGACGGGCGCCGTTTCGGCTGGCCCTGACGTTGGCGTCTTGATCGAAGTTCGTCCGACCGGCGGCACCTACGCCACGGTTGTTTCGGACTTGCTACACGGTCAGAAGAGCACGAGCGAATATCAGAAGAGTTACCGGTTCAATCTGCCGGGTGCGAACACTTCAAGCGATCCTGGCTCCTGGGATATCAGGATGACCAGAACGACGCCGGACGCAACGGTAGTCACGACGCAAAGTGATACATACTTCGATTATCTCGATACGATCACCGATCACCGACTGACCTATTCCAACTCCGCTTATTGCGCACTGACGTTCGATAGCTCGGCGTTCGGTTCGAGTATGCCGACGCGCGAATACGAAGTGACCGGAAAGTCCATTCGTGTTCCTGCCAACTATGACACGGTTGGTCGCACCTATGCGACGAGCGGAACCGGCACAAGCGCGGGCGCATGGGATGGCGTTACGTGGAAACTAGGCTACGCCGTCGACGATCCGTGCTGGGCGTTCCTCGACATGGTGCAGGCGTCTCGCTACGGCTACGGGCTGCCGGACAGTGTGACCGAAGCTCTGATCTATGAAATGTATGAGCAGTCACAGTATGCGTCTGGTCTCGTAGACGACGGCCTGTTCGGGACAGAGTTCCGATACATGCTTAACGTGGCGATGACCTCGGCTGGCGACGCCTACAACGTTCTGCAACAGTTCACGAGTTCATTCCGCGCAATGAACTTCTGGACGGCTGGCGGCGTGTCGTCTTCGATCGATATGCCAGTCGCGCCGACGATGCTTGTCACGAACGCCAACGTTCTCGATGGCAAGTTCACTTACGAAGGAACGTCGGGAAGCACGCGACATAATATCTGCCGCGTCTCCTACTTGAACGCGAACAACAACTTCGCGCAGGATATCGAAGTTTATGTAGATCAGGCCAGCGTCTCGGCGGTCGGTCCGCGCAGCGTCGATCTTGAAGCGTTCGGTTGCACATCGCGCGGGCTGGCTCGCCGTCTCGGTCGCTGGATGATCGACACCGAGCTTCATCAGACGCAGACAGTCACCTACAATACCGGCATAGATCACGCTGGCGTTCGTCCTGGCGACGTCATCATGCTCGCCGATCGGTATTATCAGGGCGTTCGCCATGGCGGGCGTCTTCGTTCCGGATCGACCACCACTGTCATTCCATTCGACGCCGTGTTCACGCCGGAAGCCGGTCAGACTTACACGCTCTACGTCACGCTGGACGATGGCACGCTTGCCGATGCGACGGTTAATAGCTGGACGACTGCGACCGATGTAGACGGCACCTATACCGTTGCTCATTGCGCATCGGGGATTGGCGCCGCGCCGACCGCGAACGCGCCATATCTGTTGATGGCGGTTCCGACCTATAACATTCCGCAGTTCCGAGTTGTTTCCAACTTGGAGAAGTCGCACGGTCAATACTCGATCACGGCGCTGTTCCACGATCCGGCTAAGTTCGATCGCGTGGAGAAGCGGCTTCCGTTCAACGAAGTCAGCTACTCGAACCTTCCGAGCCTTATCTCCGCACCGGTCACGCCGCCGTCCGCTGTGCAGGCGCAAGATTACACTGTCGGCGTTGGCACCACGACTGTCATCCGCGTCACCGTTGGATGGACGCCACCTGTTGATGCGAAGATCACCGGATACCAGATCCGATCGGTCAATAACACGACGGGCGAGACGATCTATTATATCGGCAACGGACTGTCCGCGTCCTACGATATCGACAACCTTCCTGTCGGAAACTATACGTTCGGCGTCCAGAGCACAGGGCGAAACGGCATTGCCTCGGTTTGGGTAGACGCGCCAGCCGACGCAGTAGACGGCAGCCCCGACGCACCGGACGCACCGACCGGGCTCACGGCGAACGGCGGCACACGCCGGATCTCTCTGTCATGGATTGCGCCGTTCCTCCGCAACCTTCTGCACTATGAGGTATGGCGCGCTCCGGCGCAGTCGAACGGCTCGGCGGGCATCTTCACCCTTCTGACCTATGTAGATGCCACGAGCTACACGGACACGGACGAAGACAATCTGGAGCCGCTGACGACGTGGTTCTACGAGGTTCGTGCTGTTTCGACGATGGGCGCACTCGGCGCGTTCGCTGGCCCGGTATCGGCCGAAACAACAGAACTGCTTGTCGACGATCTGCCGGCAGCCATCCAGGCGACCGCCAAGTATGCGCAAGGGCTGTTGAACTCACTCGGAACACCGATCGACGTTGCAACCCTTTCCGCCGCCGGAACGCAGCCGGAAGGGCAGATCATCTTCAACGAAGCGGATGGCAAGCTCTACATCGAGAAGAACGGCACGCCGCAGCCATACATCCCGGTCATTCCGGCCAGCAACGGACAACTGACGTCCGACCAGATCGCGAGCATCGCGGCGACGAAGATCCAGGGCTCGCTGACGTCCGACCAGATCACGAGCCTTGCCGCAACGAAGGTTTCCGGCACGCTCACGGCGGCGCAGATCGCCACGATCACAGCCGCGCAGATCACCGGGCAAGTCGTCGCGTCGCAGATCGCCAGCGTCACCGCCAGCGTCATCAGCGGGCAGTTGACGAATACACAGATCGCCAGCCTTGCCGCGTCGAAAATCTCCGGCACATTGACCGCTTCGCAGATCGCCAGCATCGCCGCGTCTCAAGTCACCGGAACCCTTGTCGCGTCGCAGATCGGCGCTGTCACCGCATCCGTTATCACCGGCCAGTTGACCGCCAGTCAGATTGCCTCTCTGGCGGCTACGCAGATCACCGGCACACTCACGGATGCGCAGCTTGCGGCCATCGCGGCGACCAAGATCACCGGAACGCTCGTCAGCACACAGATCGCCAGCGTCGCGGCTACGGTTATCACCGGCACGCTGACCAGCGCGCAGATCGCCAGCCTTGCTTCCACGAAGATATCGGGCACGCTCACGGCGTCGCAGATCGCGAGCATCGCATCAACGCAGATCACCGGGCAGCTTACGTCCGCGCAGATCGCCAGCGTGGCTTCGTCGATCATCAGCGGCCAGTTGACCGATAGCCAGATCGTCGGATTGAGTGCGGCGAAGCTCACGTCGCAGATCACCACGACGCAGATCACCGATGGCGCGATCAGCACAGCGAAGATCGCGGCCGGCGCCATCGTCGCGAACTCCATCGCAGCCAGCGCGGTCACTGCCGCAGCACTCGCGATCGGCTCCGGTGCGAACGTGCTGCCAAATAGCACTTTCACCTATGACGCTTCGGGCTGGACTATCGGCGCGAGCACCGGCCTGACACTGCCGAAGTTCAACAGCACGTTCGTCGACGATGCCACGCACCGGACTGCGATCGGCAACGGCTATGTCAACGCGACGTGGTCAGCGGCGAGCGGCGGCTATATCGACGTCGCGTGCGGCACCAACATGGATTGCCAGCCGGGCGATAACGTCGAATTTCAGGTCCGCTTGCTGCCGGGCCTTTCCTGCTATGGCTTCGCCTGGATCTCGTGGCTGGACGCGGGCGGGAACCAACTGTCCAGCGTC